CGAATTGTAAAGGGTTCAAGAGCAAGCAAGAAATCAAAGACTGCTGCACTTTGGTATATTACCAACATGATGAAATATCCTGATGCAAACACCCTGGTCATAAGAAAAACATTCCGAACATTGAAAGATTCCTGTTTTACTGAATTAAAATGGGCGATTAACAGGTTGTGTGTTCAAGACTTTTGGAAGGTTACTGAATCACCACTTGAAATGACATATATTCCAACAGGTCAAAAGATATATTTCAGGGGTCTTGATGACCCATTGAAAGTTACATCCATAACTGTTGAAGTTGGTCATTTATGTTGGATGTGGATTGAAGAAGCTTATGAAATCATGAAGGAATCTGATTTTGATATGCTTGATGAATCTATTCGTGGTGAAGTTTCAGAAGGTTTGTTCAAACAAATTACATTGACATTTAACCCATGGAATGAACACCATTGGATAAAAAAGCGGTTCTTTGATGCACCACCTGACCCTGACATTCTTGCAATAACAACCAATTACTTAATGAATGAATTCCTTGATGAAGCAGACAGAAAAGTCTTTGAAACCATGAAGAAAAACAACCCAAGAAGATACAGTGTTGCAGGTCTTGGTGAATGGGGAATTATTGATGGTCTTGTCTTTGAAAATTGGGAAGAAAAAGTTTTTGACCTGGAAGAAATTAAGCGAATTCCAGGGATAAAGTCAGCATTTGGTCTTGATTTTGGGTTAATGTTAGCTCCTTTATACAGCAATGTATATCGAAAATTCGGTGAACCTGTAAATGCAGGGTGTGCAATAATAATTGTGCTAACGGGGAAAATCTAATCACTATTGACTTTACCAATGACCCGTGATATAATAATCACGAGGTGGTAAAGTTGGTTATTTATAAAGCTACAAATACTGTTAATGGAAAAATCTATATCGGGCAAACAATCAGGTCATTTGAAGAACGACTTGCGGAACATAAGCGCAAGAATAATTCTTTACTTAGTAAAGCCATAAGAAAATATGGTGATGAATGTTTTATTTTCGAAGTCATAGATGAAGCGGACGATATTGATAACTTGAATAAAAAAGAAAAATATTGGATTGCTTTTTATGATTGCAAAGCGCCTAAAGGATATAATCAGTGTGATGGCGGCGATAATACTATTGGCTATCATCACAAAAACAGTTCTAAAGATAAAATGAGAGTTGCAAAAGAGAATAAGTATTGTGGAACTGGGAATCCTTTTTACGGTAAAAAACACTCTATTATAGCTAAAGAAAAAATGAGCCATGCAAGAAAAGGCCGAACCCTAACCGATGAATGGAAAGCCAATATAGGAAAAGGACTTCACAAAAAGGTAATTAATATTGATACCGGTGAAGTCTTTGATTCTGTAAGGGAAGCGGCTGAACGATATGGATTAAAAGAAACCCATATAACAAGAGTATGTAAAGGTAAAAGAAAAACAACTGGTGGCTTTAGATGGTCGCATTATAGTGTATGATAATCCCGTGCCAAGCCAATGAAGGAGCGCTTTTCAGCGTTCCTTTCTTTTTTGGAAGGTGTAACGACTATCCCGAAAGGGAGTACCGCAAAGGTGAAAATCCTTTGCGGGAAGCGCCGGACACCCTAAATGGGTGAAGATATAGTCTACTCCCCTTATTAAATATCGGGAAACCGAGGGTATACAGGATACCAATGACCCTTCTGCCCTATGGTGCGGAATGATTGACTTAAAAGGCAAGGTCATTTATGTGTTTGACGAAATGTATAAAAAAGGTATGTCTAATGAAGCAATTGCAAAGGAAGTCACAAATATGGGATACCGAAAGGAACGAATCAGAGCAGATTCAGCAGAACCGAAGTCAATTGACAGGTTGCGTGATATTGGTCTTTCAAACATCACTGCTGCAAGAAAAGGAAAAGACAGTGTGAATAATGGAATTGACTTTATCCAGGACTTCAAAATTATCATTCACCCAAGGTGTGTAAACTTCATCACTGAAATAAGCAACTATACCTGGGATACAGATAAGTTTGGAAAGAAGTTGAACATCCCTATTGATGACTTTAACCACTTGATGGATGCAATGAGATATGCCCTTGAAGAATTTGTCAAAGGGAAGTCTTTTTCTTTTGATTAGTAACATGATAGTAACAAAACACTTTGAAAACATTGTAGTTCTTGGTGTTATCATATATGAGGTAATGAAAGGGGGTGAATGAATCGTGTTTAACTTTTTTCAATCTGAAACTGAAAGAGTGAACAACATCATCAGAATGGGTGCTGAAACAGTGATTACTGATGAACGGTTCATTGAACTTGAAATTCAGCGGTTCAAGGCAAGTCGAAGAAGAAAAGAAATGTTTGATGGTGAAAGGTACTTTGCAGGTAACCATGACATCCTGAAAAGAAAAAGGACTGTTATTGGTGAAGGCGGTGAATTGACCGAAATTGACAACCTTCCAAACAACAGGATTGTTGATAACCAGTACAAGAAGATGGTCAATCAAAAGACAAATTACCTGCTTGGTCAACCAATAGCAATCAGAACAGAAAATGAAATTTATGATAAGCTGTTGACACAGATATTCAATAAGCGGTTTATGCGGTTGATGAAGAACCTGGGTAAAGATTCACTGAATGAAGGCATTGGATGGTTGTATGTTTACTATAATGAACATGGTGAATTCACCTTAAAGAAGTTCAAAGCTTATGAAATCATCCCTGGATGGCGTGATGTAGACCACACCATCCTTGATTATGCAATCAGGATATATGAAGTCATTGCTTATGAAGGTGACCAGGAAAAGACTATTGAAAAAGTTGAAGTCTATGATGAAAATGGAATTCATTACTTCACCCTGGAAGATGGAAGGCTTGTTCCTGACAATCCCTTCTTTGCAAATTACTTCACCACCACCACTGACCATGAAGGCAATGACCAAGGATGGAACTGGTCAAGAATTCCGCTGATTCCCTTCAAATACAACAGTGAGGAAATACCACTTATCAAGAATGTGAAATCTTTGCAGGATGGCTTGAATATTATCCTTTCCAACTTCCAAAACAATATGGAAGAAGATGCAAGGAACACCATTCTTGTTTTAGTGAACTATGATGGTGAAAAACTTGGTGAATTCAGAAAGAACCTGGCAACCTATGGTGCAGTTAAAGTCAAAACAGTTGATGGTGCAGCAGGTGACCTGAAAACATTGCAGGTTGAAGTGAATGCTGAAAACTACAAGGCAATTATTGAGATATTCAAGAAAGCAATTATTGAAAATGCAATGGGTTATGATGCAAAGGATGACAGACTTTCAGGTGAACCAAATCAGATGAATATTCAATCAATGTATTCTGATATTGACTTGGATGCAAATGAAATGGAAACCGAATATCAAGCTGCATTTGAAGAATTACTTTGGTTTATCAATTGTCATTTTGCAAACACTGGTCTTGGTGACTTTGAGGATGAACCAGTTGAAATTATATTCAATCGTGACATGTTGATGAATGAANCAGAAGTCATTGAAAACATCAACAAATCAATTGGAATTCTTTCTGATGAAACCCTTGTATCACAGCATCCTTGGGTTGATGACCCACAAGCTGAACTGGAAAGGAAGAAAGCTGAAAAAGAAGCTGCAATGGCAGAATATCAGAATGCCTTCAAGCCTTACCCTGGTGAAGGTGGTGTTGTAGATGAAGAATAGTGCTTATTGGAAGATACGGTTTGAACAGCTTGAAGCTGCATCCAATAAGAATGCTATTTCTACTTTCAACACTATTCAGGAACAATATATTGCAGCAGAAAGGGAAATTGAAAGGCAGATTTCAACCTGGTATCAAAGGTTTGCAAAGAANAACCAAATCANNATGNCAGAAGCAAGGAAGTTGCTGACATCTGGTGAACTGGCTGAATTCAAATGGGATGTAAAGGAATTCATTAAGTATGGTGAACAAAATGCACTGAACCCCATGTGGATGAAGGAACTTGAAAATGCATCAGCAAGGTTTCATATTTCCAGGCTTGAAGCTTTGAGAATTGAAACACAGCAGACCATTGAAAAGTTGTTTGGTGGTCAGGTTGATGAAGTTGACAAGCTGCTTAAAAAGAATTACCTGCATAACTATTACCATACNGTATATGAGATTCAAAAGGGTTTCAATATTGGATGGGATATTGCAGCAGTTGATGACCGAACACTTGAAAGGTTAATTTCAAAACCATGGGCAACTGATGGGAAGAATTTCAGTGAAAGAATATGGTCAAATAAGACTTCCCTTATCAATGANNTTCAAACACAGCTTACAAGAACATTTATGCTTGGAAAAGCACCTGATGATGCAATCAAAGCTATTGCAAAGAAAATGAAGTCATCCATGGGTCAAGCAGGAAGATTGGTCATGACTGAATCAGCTTATTTTTCATCACAGTCACAGAAGGATGCATTCAATGCACTGGATGTTGAAAAGTTTGAAATTGTTGCAACCCTGGACAGCAGTACATCAGAAATTTGCAGGGAACTTGATGGAAAGGTTTTTGACATGAAGAACTTTGAACCAGGTGTCACTGCCCCACCCTTCCACCCTTGGTGTAGAACAACCACTGTTCCCTATTTTGATGATAACTTCACAGAAAGGGCAGCAAGGGGTGAAGATGGTAAGACCTATTATGTTGACAGCAGGTTGAATTATAAGGAATGGGAAAAGACCTTTGTTGAAGATGGTTCAAAGTCAGGACTGAAAGAAGTCAAAGAAAATGATATAATTGATGAACCACTATTCCCCAAAGAAATTGCAGGTGTGAAGCGTGGTAAAATGATGACCAGGGATGAAGCAAATGGTGGAAAACCAAATCCGAACTTCAAACAAAGTCATGGGTATCAGATAAACTGTCAAAGTTGTGTTGTTACCTATGAAGCAAGGTTGCGTGGTTACAATGTTCAGACCTTACCGAATACAAAGGGTTCAATGCTTGATAAGCTTTCCAGGCAAACAAATATGGCATGGATTGACCCTGCAACTGG